CGAGAAAGCACGAGCTTAACTACCCATTCCAAGGTAGTACTAGCATCTGACTTTAGGTCAGTGGTGCTAGCCCTTCTTGGTAGCGAGGCTGCTAGTTTTATTGAGCAGTTCTTGGCTACCAGGTCGTCCATACCATTCGCTTCTATAGCGAATGGTATGTTGGGTATAGCTGCTTCATTTAAGCGTGCCTGTGACACACTATCTTTTAGTATGTTACCGGCCACTTGGGTGCACAGTTATACCATCCTTTCGGATCTCACTCAAAGTGAGCTTGATACTTGGAATGTGTCATCCAGTAGTTCATCCCCTGTGCAATTGAAGTATTACTTTAGAGACGTAAGTCTCTATTGTCCTGCTCCAATAGTATCTAGGTATGACTTTACTGGGGCTATATCATCTTCTGATAATATAGCTGCTCTCCTGCTAAGTACTTTCTTAGCATCTGTCCGGTCACAATTGTGACCTCTATTGCGAAAGGCAATACCCAAATGTCGCTGAGTTATGCGATAACCCATGCATCCGGAAATACGACTGAATCTGTGACCCTTAGTGTTGCTGAAAAGACCTCCATGGTCTTGACAGGACACGATACGGATCCCAAGACTGGTCGCGTTTCTGCCACCTATGTCCTCAGCTCAGGGGATCCAACTCACCCTGCAACTGTGCGATATAGTCTGGATCCCGTGTCTGTTAATGGTAAAAGCCGCTATGCGTCTGTTACCTTTCAGACATGGGCGACGCAAACCGATAGTGTCAGCGGTCTCGTTACATGGTTTCCTATACAGGTCACCATGTCCTTCGTTATCGCTGGTGGAGCACCAGTACAGCTCGCTGATCTCATGCAACTTGCCGCGTGTGGATTTTCCTACACGTATGCAAGTGTTGCAGGAGGTGTTCGCGATACTGTTTGGCTCCAGGACATCCTTTTCGGAAGTCCCACTGTCAAATAATGCGCCAGGAGGTTCGTATTCGAACCTCGGAAGGTCATCATCAATTAGTCATTGATGATGATTTCTGCGCATCATGTGGGGTTAGTCGTGAAAACTGGAACGGCACTCAGCTATTCCTTTGTTCATGGTTAGCCCTCCTATCAGACAGCCCTCTAAACACAAGTGGCTCACTTAAGCCCATTCGTGTTTATAAGAAGTTTTTACTTCTTATACAACATGATGGCCTTAAAGCAGTCATCTTGCGCTTCGCCTCTCTTTCTCACAGTATGATGTCTCAACATTATACTATGGGACAGTCTTCCTCAATAGGAGACTGGATTGGTGATTTCAAAGACACACCTGTGTTCTTTGAGTATAATCACTATTTCAAGACTGGCGATATCCATACATTGAAATTTCTCTATACGTTCCTTAACTTCGGTAAGAAGTTAGAGTACGTAGATGAGAGTTTCAATGATGTTGCCTTTCGCAACTGGTTGGATATAGAGCATAAGCTGGCCAATCAATCATTCTTTGACTCTGATCTGTCATCTCTTAAGATGATACTCAGAATCGTACTTCCAACCTTTTGCATAGATTCCTTTTACCCAAAATTTGGGCCAGGATCTGTGCAGGAGCGTGGAGTACGTGGTCGTATTGGTAAGATTGAACACTTCCAATATGATCAGATGATTGATCGTTTCCTCTTTCACGGCCATATTGGAAAATATGGCTATGGTGAGGAAAGTGGTTTAGTTCCAGAGCATGTTGTGCCCAATAACGTGTCCTGGAGCTCTGATAGACGTGCTAGCTCAAGAGTTGCTCGTTTAATGTTTGTGCCGAAGGATTTGAAAACGTCTCGTTCCATTTGTATGGAGCCTAACGTTCTCCAATACTTTCAGCAAGGCATCTTGCGAGTGATGCTTGAGCTAGTAGACAAGAGTCCTTTCTCTAAGTTCATAAACTTAGAGGATCAAGCAAGGAATAGATCCTTGGCCGAGAATGGTAGTTTTTCTACCCTTATCGATACCATTGACCTATCATCTGCTTCGGACTGTCTATCTTATGAGTTAGTTAAGAAGGTGTTTCCACCCTCTTGGCTAATTCCTATGATAGTCAGCAGATCTCACTCGTGCATTGTTCCTGATGGCGGTTTACACCGCCTTCAGAAATTTGCTCCTATGGGATCTGCCTTATGCTTTCCGACTCAGTGTATATTATTCACTGCAGTCGCAGCATATGCTGCTTGTCTATACACGT